CGATCTGATGCACACCCTCGACCTCGTCCTGCTCGTGCTCGCCGCCGGATGCTTCGCCCTCGCGGCTGGCAACGCGACCGCGAAGGTCAACCTCGTGGCGCTCGGGCTGCTGTTCTGGGTGCTGGTGCCGCTCATCGCGGTCGTGCACTCCGGCTGATCGTGAAGACCTGCCGGATCTGCGCGGTCACCAAACCGCTCGACCAGTTCTACCGGGACGCGGCACTGCCGGATGGCCGCAAAGCTCGGTGCAAGGCGTGCGAGCAGGCCGCGCCGCGTAAGCATCGCCTCCTGTGCTCCCAGTGCGGCCGGCAGTGCTACGCCAACCGGAACAGCCGGCAGTCGGGCGAGGCGACCTGCAACAGCTGCCGCCGGACCACGGCCGCACTGAGGGTGAAGCCGAAAAAGACAACCTCCCGCGCGTGCACCGGCTGCGGCCGAATGCACCGGGGCAGTTACCCGGAGTGCTACCAGTGCCGCCGGCCCAACGGCTGGAACGGGCCCACGATGTCCGGCGCCACGGCTGAGGAACGCGCCGAGCAGGCCCGCGAGCGGAAGAAGTGGAAGCCAGTCGTCGAGGCCGGCCGGGCCTACTGTCAGCAGGGCCTCCCGGGCAACGGCAGTAGCGGGACATGCGTCGAACCGACCCGCTGGATCGCCCCGGGGTCGCGGTGGGCAGTCGGACACACCGACGACCGAACCGCACGCATCGGCCCGGTCCACCATCGGTGCAACCACCTCGACGCGTGCTCCCGCGGAGGACTGGCGAGGACGGCCAAGTACAGGCCGCAGCCAGGCGGCGGTTTCGATTCGAAGGCCAAATCGCTGTCCTTGTGAACGTTCGGAGAGAGAACGAAATCAGTGGCAGTCGTAATCGAGGCTCCGTCCAAAAAAAGCACCACATCTCTTACGGCGATCTTGGCCGAGCGTGGCGATCCGATGGCGGCGTGCGAGTCGTTGCCGTGGCTGCGCAGCTTCCGTCGTGTGCCTCGTGATGCCGCTGCCCCGCTGGCGATGTCCGGTCCTCATCCTCGTGCGGTCGGCTCGTACGGCGCCGAGTGCATCCTGTGGGCGCGCGACTCGATGGGCCTGACGCCGCGGTGGTGGCAGGCGTTGGCGATCACTCGTCAGCTGGAGCACGACGCGGACGGTGCGCTGGTGTGGCGCGAGGTGGTGGAGACGGGGCCGCGCCGGGTGGGCAAGTCGGTGCGGCTGCGGGTGTCGGCGCTGTGGCGGTCGGCGAACGCCGAGCTGCTGCGCGAACCGCAGTTGACCATGCTGGTGTCGAAGGATCTTGCGGTGGGCAAGGAGATCCACCGAGGTGCGTGGCGGTGGGCCGAGCAGCACAACTGGCGTGTGATCCGGCTGAACGGCGGGCAGGAGATCGAGTCGCCGGCTGGTGATCGCTGGCTACTGCGGGCACCGACGGCGGCGTACGGCTACGACGTCGGCTACGGCCAGGTGGACGAGGCATGGGACGTGGACCCGCAGGCGATCACCGACGGGCTCGAGCCGGCGCTGTTGGAGCGGGAGTCGCCGCAGTTGCATCTGACCTCGACGGCGCACGTTCGGGCCTCGTCGCTGATGCGTCGGCGGTTGCTGGGGGCTCTGCGTGGTGGTGACCCGGACGTGCTGCTGCTGTTCTGGGGCGCGCATCCTGAGGCCGATCTGGCGGATGAGGCGACGTGGCGGGCAGCGTCGCCGCACTGGTCGGAGGCTCGGCGTCAGCTGATCTCGCGGAAGTACCTCGCGGCGCTGGCGGGTGAGGACGACCCGGAGGTGGACGACCCGGACCCGGTGCGCGGTTGGGCGGCGCAGTACCTCAACGTGTGGCCGGCGCTGCTGGGCACGGCGGCGACGATCCTCCCGAACTGGGAACACCTGGCGGTCGACCCGCCTGCCGTGCCCGAGGTGCTGGCGCTGGCGGTGGCGGCCGACACCGAGCAGACGTGGCTGTCGCTGGGCGCCGCGCTGGTGTCGGAGCGGCATCATCTGGCGGCGGCGATCCCGCGGATGCGGGTGGCGCAGCAGGACGCGTTCGTGCGCGAGGTGGCGCGGGTGTCGGCCGAGCATGGCGGGGTCGCCGTGGTGGTGGACGACAAGGGCCCGGCGGCGTTCCTGATCCGCCCGCTGCGTGATGCGGGCGTGCCGGTGCAGACGGTGGGGCTGAACCAGTTCATCGACGCGACGTCCTACCTCGTGCAGGCGGTGGACGCCGGCGAGGTGGAGCACGGCGACTACGAGGACCTGAACGCCGCGGTGTCGGCGGCGGGTTGGCGCAAGGTGGGTGACCGTCGCGCGTTCGCGCGGCGCTCGGGCGATATCTCGATGTTGGAGGCGGTGGCCTTGGCTGCATGGGCGGCGGCCGAGGCGGATTACGACGTGATGGCGAGCGTGCTGTGAGGGGGCTGCGCTGATGGTGTGGACCCCTTGGGCCAAGCGGAACGCGCAGGTCACCGCGTCGGACCTGCTGGGCTGGCAGACGGCAGCTCGCTCGGGTCGCGGGCCGCTGGGCGGGACGAACATCTCCCGGGATCAGGCGCTGCGGCATTCGGCCTACTGGGCGTGTCTGCGGTTGCGCGCCGATCTGGTGTCGACCATGCCGATCGACGTGTTCCGGCGCGTGGGCGGTATCCAGGTGGAGATGCCGAAGCCGCCGGTGCTGCAGATGCCCGGCGGGTCGAACTGCGAGATCGAGGAGTGGCTGTACTCGACGCAGGTCGACCTCGACTCGACCGGCAACACGTTCGGGATCATCAAGGCGCGCGACGGGCAGTCGTTGCCGGCGCTGATCGAGCTGCTGCCGGTCACGGACGTCGTCGTGTCGATCCGCGGGGGCGAGATGCAGGTGCGGGTCGCGGGCGAGCTGATCGACCCGATGAACCTGTGGCACGAGAAGCAGTTCACGTCCTCTGGCATCCCGGTGGGCCTGTCGCCGACCGCGTCGGGGGCGGCGTCGATCCGCGGCTACCTGTCGGCGCAGCAGTTCGCCGCGGACTGGTTCGCCGGCGGCGCGACGCCGGCGGCGCAGCTGAAGAACACGTCGAAGAAGCTCGACCCGGACGAGGCGCGGAAGGTGAAGGACCGGTTCCGCGCGGCGGTCGACACGGGTGACGTGTTCGTGACCGGCAGCGACTGGGACTACTCGATGCTGTCGGCGAAGGCGTCGGAGGCGATGTTCCTCGACGAGCGCCGGTTCGGGCTCGGTGACGTGTGCCGGTTCCTGGGCGTGCCGGGCGACATGATCGACGCGGCGCCGGACGGGACGGCGATCACCTACGCCAACATCACGCAGCGCAACCTGCAGCTGCTCATCATGAATCTCGGCCCGGCGATCACGCGGCGCGAAGCGGCGTTCTCGCGGCGGATGCTGCCGCAGCCGCGCTACGTGAAGTTCAACACCGACGCGCTGCTGCGGATGGATCTGGCGTCGCGCTATGCGGGCTACAAGCTCGCTGTCGACTCGCGGTTCATGACCCCGGACGAGATCCGCGAGCTCGAGAACCGCCCGCCGTTGACGCCGGAGCAGGAAGCGGCGTTCGCCCGGCTGTTCCCGTGGAAGTCCCCAGGCATCGAACCGACGGGAGCGCCGGCGTGAGGCCAGCGACGATCCGTGAGGCCCGGGCGGATGCGCTGCTCGAAGCGGCACGAGCACTGGAACAGATCGGTAGTGGGGCCACGCTCATAGCGCTGCGGGCCTGGTTGATCGAGCGTTCGCGTTGCGAGCGCCTGGGCGTGGTCGAGGAGGCCTCATGAGCGTGACGATGGAGCAGGCGGCCGAGAAGCGTGCCGCAGCGACCCGGGCGGCGTGTGACCGGCCCCGCGAGCGCCGCGACGGTGCTTCCCCCGGAGCGCACCCGCTGGTGCGCGCCACCTCGCGGATCGAGCTGCGTGACGCGGCCGACGGCGGCGGTGGGGTGCACTTCACCGGGTACGCCTCGGTGACCGGCCGCGGCTACGAGATGTGGGATTGGGCCGGGCCGTACACCGAGCTCGTGGCGCCGGGTGCGTTCGAGAAGACGCTGGGCGCGCCTGGCCTCGACGTGCCGCTGGTGCTCGGCCACGACCCGATGCGCCGGCTCGCGCGGACGAAGAACGGGTCGCTGTCGCTGGCCGAGGACGAGACGGGCTTGCTGGTCGACGCCCCGTCGCTCGACCTGGCCGATCCGGACGTCGCGTACATCGCGCCGAAGCTGCGCTCGGGCCTGATCGATGAGATGTCCTTCCGGTTCTCGATCACGCAGGGCGAGTGGTCGCCGGACTGGACCGAGTTCCACATCAACGAGGTGGACATCAACCGCGGCGACGTGGCGATCGTCGGCTACGGCGCCAACCCGTACACCTCGGGCGAGCTCCGGTCGGCGCTGCGGAAGCTGCAGGCGAAGCGGGCTCTCGACCCCGAGGACGTCAACATGCTGACGCAGGCGCTCGGCTGGCTGTCCGCGGTCGACTCGATCGTCGACGAGGGTCAGGAAGCCCTCGCGGCGTACCTGAAGGTGCCCAGCCCCGACCCGGACGACATGTCCGGGAACGGCGCGGCGGAACTGTCCGCTGCTGCCGCCAAGATCGCGCGAGCCTTGCGTTTCGAGGATCTCGCGCCGCGCGTCCTCATCTGAGGACGAGCACCCGCCTCACCGCTTCGCGCACCAACCCCGCCGCGCCGCGCCTTCGCACGGTCTGGCTTGCCGGGGTCGATGCCTGCTGCCGGCTCGAGGCCTCACAACCCAACTGAGCGAAAGGAAGGACGAGCCGTGAAGCTCTCCGAACTGATCGCGCAGCACGAGGCCCGGATGGCCGAGAAGCTGCGTGACCGCAACCAGATCGCCGCCGAGCTGACCCAGCTGCGCGACGAGAACACCGAGGACGAGGCTCGCGTGACCGAGCTGCTCGACAAGAAGCGCGGCCTCGACACCGAGGTCGACGCGATGGTCGCCCGACGCGACGAGCTGAAGGCCGAGGCCGAGCGCGACGCCGCGGCCGACCGGCTCGCCAAGGAGGTCCACCCCACCGGCCAGCGCGGTGGTGCGCAGCCGTACGACCGCGTCCTGCGGGTCGGCTCCGAGGAACGCACCTACGCCCCGCACAAAGAGCGCGGCTTCGACGCCTCGCGCGGCGTGATCCGCGCCGGGTCGAAGGCGGGCGGCCAGTTCGAGCGGGACGTCGCGGGCGCCTTCCTCGGCGACCCGGGCGCCCGTGAGCGGCTCGAGCGGCACATGGCCGAGGAGCGGGTCGAGCGGGCCGAGTGGCTCGAGCGAGCGGCCGGCACCGGTGCGTTCGCCGGTCTGACCGTGCCGCAGTACCTCACCGACCTGTACGCGCCGGCGGTGGCGGCGAAGCGTCCGTTCGCGGACGCCTGCAACAAGCACGAGCTGCCGGCGTCGGGCATGACGGTGAACCTGTCGCGCATCACGACCGCGACCTCGGTGGCGGCGCAGGCGTCGGAGAACACGGCGGTGTCGGAGACGAACATCGACGACACGCTGCTGACCCTGAACGTGCAGACGGCGGCCGGTCAGCAGACACTGTCCCGGCAGTCGATCGAGCGCGGCACGGGCGTGGAGTCCGTCACCCTCGACGACCTGTTCCGCCGCTACGCCACGAACCTCGACTCGATGCTGCTGAACCAGGCGACGACCGGTCTGGCCGCGTCGTCCTCGGTGATCGCGTACACCTCGGCGACCCCGAAGGTCGTGGAGTACTACCCGATCGCGATCTCTGGTCTCGCGGCGGTCGAGGCGGCGATGCTCGACATGTCCTCGGGCGACAACCTCATCGTGATGCACTCGCGGCGCTGGTACTGGCTGCAGAACGGCCTGTCGTCGACGTGGCCGCTCATCTCGCAGCCCGGCATCGCCGCGCAGATGATGGGCAACAACGCCGACGTGCCCTACGGGCGCGGCGTGCGCGGCGTCCTGCCGAACGGCACCCCGGTGATCGTCGACAACAACGTGACGACCACAGGTCTGGCCGGCGCGGTCACGGGCGGCACCCAGGACCACACGTACGTCGTGGACCAGAAGGAATGCCACCTGTGGGAGGACCCGGCGGCGCCGGTGTTCATCCGCGCGGAGCAGCCGGCGGCGGCGAGCCTCGGGGTGCTGCTGGTCGTGTACGGCTACTTCGCCTACACATTCAGCCGGTACGCGCAGTCGCAGCTGATCTCCGGCACCGGCACCGTGACCCCGGCGTTCACGGGCGCCTGATCGACGTTGGTCGGGCCGGGCTCCGTGTGGGGAGCCCGGCCCGCCCTCGGTTCCTACCCATTCCGATCACCGAAGGAGCGCGCTCATGACCGAGCCGTCCGATGCGCTGCGCAAGCAGCTGAAGTCCGACGCGGGCCCGCACGCCACCCCGGATCAGGAGCGCGCCGCGCAGAAGCGCCGCGAGGCTGCCGGCGCGGACGAGGTCGACGACCGCAAGGCGCCGTCGGGCCGTCACAGCCGTCGCAAGCAGGACGGCTGATCGCTCGTGTCTGCTCTCCAGCTCGCGGACGCCAAGGCGCACCTGAACATCACGGTCGCCACGTACGACGCCGAGTTGCAGACGGTCATCGACGCGGCCGAGGACTGGATCGGGCAGATCGTCGGCCCGGTGACGGCGACGGCCGGGCTGGTGAAGACGTACGACGGCGACTGCATGGCGGTGCTCTTGCCGTCGGGTGTGGCGTCGGTGCAGAGCGTCACCGAGAACGGCCAGGCGATCACCGACTACACGGTGAACCTGGCGTCCGGGATCGTGTACGCCGGCTCACAGCTGGCGCCGCGGCGGTTCTTCCCCGGCGTGCAGAACATCGTCGTCAGCTACACCGGCTACCTCGCGGGGTACTCGAGCCTGCCGGCCGGTCTGCTGTTCGCGATCAAGGAGAAGGTGCGCGAGCTCTGGTCGACGCAGCGCGGGTCGGGCACTCGGCGGCCGGGTAGCGGTTCGACGAACGCGGCGGGGCAACCGCTGCCGGACTTCGACGACCTGCTCGCGCCGTATCTCCAGATCCCCGGGTTCGCATGACGGTCTCGATCGTCCCGGCGCTCATCGACGCGCTGGTGACCGCGGCCGACGCGACCGTTCCGGCGAACGTCAACGTGTTCGACGGCTTCGGGGTGTCCGATGACCCGGGCGACTACCTGATGATCGGCGTCGACGACCCGGACGCTGACGGCTGGGCGAACACCGCGGATGCGCAGGAGGACATCTCGTCCGTTGGTCCGCCGTCTGGGGCACGCGATCAGACCGGGTCGGTGGTGTGCGTCGCGCTGTCATGGAACGGCGACTGTGACCAGAAGGCGGCCCGCGACGCCGCTCTGACCACGATGACCGCTCTCGCGGCCTACGTGCGCGCCAACCCCGGGCTCTCGATCGCGTCGGGCTCGCAGACGTTCTGGTGCTGGTTCTCCCCGTCCGAGGCGTGGAAGCAGCAGCAGGACGACGCCGGAGCCAAGGCGCAAGTGGTCTTCCGTATCGGTTTCTTCGCTCGTCTCTAGGGAGCTGGCAATGCTGTTCAGGAACAAGTCCGACGACGACCTCGAGCTCGTGCAGGGCGGCGTCCGTGGCGTCGTGGTGCCGCAGGGCGAGACGCACGTCGTCACCGCCGACGAGGCTGCCGGCTTCGTGCTGCAGTGCGGCCCGGACGGACGGTGGGAGCCGGCCGACGACGAGGCGAAGGCGGTAGTGGAGGCCGCCACGGCCGAACCGGAAGACGAGGAGCTGTCGGCGACTCAGCCGGACGGCGAGCAGGACGCCCCCACCCCCGCGGCCAAGCCGCGCAAGCGCACCGCGCAGAAGGAGAGCTGACCCATGGCTATCGGAGCCGGCCTCGCGGCCCAGGTGGGTATCGCGAACGAGACGGTCGTCAACACGCCGGTCGCGGTGACGGTGTTCACCGAGTTCGACCCGGGCGAGACGTTGGAGGCGCGGCCGAACTTCGCGCAGGGGACGGGGTTGCGCGCGGGTGGTCTGACGCCGCGGTCGGCGCGTCGCATCCTCACCGGTCTGGACGCGGGCGGGGACATCTCGTTCGACGTGCCGAACAAGGGGCTGGGCAAGTGGGTGCAGGCGATGATGGGGTCGTACTCCACCAGCGCGACGCAGCTGTCCGCATCGGCCGCGTGGCAGCAGATCCACAATCTCGGCTCGGCGGATGGCAAGTCGTTCACTCTGCAGAAGGGTGTCCCGTCGATCGACGGCACGGTGAACCCGCTGACGTTCGGCGGCTGCAAGCTCACCTCGTGGGAGCTGACGTCGGGCCCGAACTCGATCGCGAAGCTGAAGTGCACGGTGGACGCGATGAGCGTCCAGCCGACCGGCGCGGGCGCGCTGGCGTTGCAGACGGCGTCCTACTCGGCCTCGACCGGCATGTTCGCGTTCCACCAGCTGACCGTCCAGACGTTCTCGGCGTACACGGTGGTGTCGGGTCTGTGGACTCCGACGACGCCGGTGTCGATGGGCGTCGTCCGGAACTTCTCGCTCAAGGGTGGGCAGCCGAAGGAGACGACTCGCTGGCAGGCGGGCTCGACGACGAAGGCTGAGGCGCTGGTCAACGACTTCCAGCCGATCACCGGTCAGATCGACGTCGACTTCGCCTCGATGGCGCTCTACAACCAGTTCGTCGCGAACACCGGGCAGGGGATCGTGGCGACGTTCACCGGCCCGATCATCGCCTCGACGTTCGCCAATACGTTGCAGTTCATCATGCCGGCGGCGTTCCTCGAGCAGGGGTCGACGCCGAAGGTGGCGGACAACGGGGTCGTGACGGTGCAGTACCCGATCACCGCGCTCGACGACGGGACGAACGGCGCGCT